TGTTCTTTTGTTTTTAACAAACACCTTAAATTTTTTAACATCGCCACGCATGATCTTGCCTAGCCTAACTGTTCTTCCTCTATATTTTGCCATAAAAAACAAATATCATAAATTATCTACACATACAACCAATCATAGCACCACTACCATCTTTCATAATATGTAAGTTAATTGAGTTTGCATATCCTGTTAATTTTATTCTCAATATGTCGCATAAATCAAAACAACTAATTTCATCAAACAACTCTATACCACTTAAGATTTCTTTAGTGACTGGAATTAATTGATACAGTCCATCATTTAAAATTATCAAATCCATTATCTTTTAAAGTGTCTCTTTCTCCACTTGTTACAAACATAAGTATCTTTGACTCCTTTTGTTCTATAAACACCGCAGAATCCATGCTTGTTTGAATATAGCCCACAATTACCACAACTCCCTCTACCTTGCGATGGTCTAAAGTCTTGTGGCATTTGATATGGTATAAACTCTCCATTAGGATAAAAGCTTGATCTCTTATTCATTTACCTTGACCTCTATAATTATGCTTACCTCTCATTCTGCGTTTGTTTTTATTCATTGATGAAGTTTTAGGTCTGCGTCCTATGCTTGTACCATTTTCAGTACGAGTGTACTCAATAACCTTGCCATAAAGATTACCCTTTTTTTTTGCCATTGACTTCTTCTGATTTGCCCTCAATGACTAAAGGTAAAGGCTCATTAAAATTAGTTTGTTCAATTCTATCTCTTTGATCAAGATGTTGTTTTCCTAGCCATATCTGCATTGCTACATTTCCACCTAGTGCTTTTTCAAATTGTGCTCTTCTTAAACTAATTCTGCCCATCTCTCGACCCTTTTTTATAAGGTGGACATAATTCCGTTGTAGAGTCTTTGTAGATACCTCGCAGAACTCTGCAATTTCATCGTAAGTACAATGCATTTGTGCTAATTTTTGTATAGCTTGAGTGTCAACTTTCTTTATAGGTCTAGCCATTATGTCCTTTTTTATGATTTTAACCAATCGTATATATTATTACTTAATGTTTCACTTTCTTTCAAGCTAGTTAATGTATAAGTTTCTATTCTACCTACAATTCCTCCAAAGTGTGCCTGTATGTTTTTGATTTTTGTTTCTCTACCTTTTAAAAATTTATCTGTTTGTGTGTCGTTTCTATCTTTATGTCTTTTTAAGAGTGTTTCAGGAGAATTGCCTAGCATGATTATTCTTAAATCATACAATTCATTAAGTTTTATTAAGTTATTTAAGCTAAATAGCCTATCACCCTCAAATATAATGTTTCTTTTTACCATTGAAATATATTGTAAGAATTGTTTATTTACACCCATAGATAGTCTGTCTGTACCTAGAAATGTATTGTTTTGATTGTATAATCCTAGCAATGCTATGTTATTGTCTTTGTCGTAGTGTCCTTTTACCAATCCATATTCAAAGTTTATTTTAGGCATTTTATTATATATGTATTTTACAAGTGTAGTTTTTCCTGTGGCTGGAACACCACCAATAGCTACGCATTTCATAGTTGTCTATTAAAACTCCCTGTATCTAAAAACTGACTATACAAATGTGGCTTAATTTGTATGTTTGAGTAAAGTGATGGGTGCAAAGTTTCTGATCTTGCTTGCCAAAATACACCCCATTCTATTCCATACCAATTATCGCTTTGTACTTGTGATATTTCTTCTGCTTGCCTATCAAGATAATAGCCTAAATACCTACCTTGTTTTTTTCTAAAAATTTTTTTAAATGAACATAATGCAGTTTCCATAGTATATGGGTTATTTGTTAATTTATACTTTGTTCGTATAGTATTCTGTATTTGTTTTGCTTTTGTTTCTAAATGTTCAACTTGTGTTCTATCTAGTTTTTTATCTATCCAATCGTCTAAACCAAGAGCATAGCATAGTCCATTTCTATGTGATTTACTACCATTGTGATCATCTAGTTTTAATGTATTAGGTATCAGATCAAGACCTACGCATTCGTGTAATGTTTGTAAATAAAACCAAGTAGAGTATCTGCCAAATTTATATAAATTTTTAATAACACTATTCCACACATTATCAAATGTTTTTAAATCTGCAAACTTATCTATTTGTGGCTTATTACCTATCCATTCTTTATAACTCTCGAATTGTTGTGGCAAATAGCCTTTATTGTATTTAGTATCTGTTTGATACCTCAACCTTTTATAGTTGTCGTTATTCCATTGTTTTAATCTTTCTACTCCAACTAACTCAAAGTCTGGAAATTCATTCCATATAATCCAAGCAGTAGGTAAATGATAGGTTGTGCCATATATCCAAGCAATCCATAGCTTTTGTTCTAGGTTATGCTCGTATCTATTAAATAAATACTTTAATAACCATATAGGTGGATCACAATCTTTGTACTGCAAAGACCAAGCATACCATCTTAAAAATGCTTTAGTTCTATTTTGTGTTTTTCGATAATCCATATAAATGTGGTCTAAACCAATACTCGCCTACTTTTTTAATAGCTTGATATGTTTCTAGTATTTTCTTTTGAGATAATTGTAGTGTTTCTACATCTTCTTCTCGCAATTTCATTCTTACCTTTTTTTCTGGCAATGCAACACTAGGATTGTTAATTGCAAATTCTCTAAAATCAACTTGTTCGTTTATACTCCTTTTCAAAGGTTGATCTGATCTTAAACTGCCTTGTTTATCAACTGACCAAAAAATAAGACCATTTCTCATATGCCAAGTTACAGAACTAGGTGTACAAGATAGTTTTATTCTTTGCATTCCAGCATCATACCAAAACTCAATAAAGCTTGACCAAATTTCTGTCGCATATCCTTTTTTTTCTTGTCCTTGTATTGTTACTATTTCATAAAGGTTAATATATTTAGTTTTATCACTTGTGGTTGCAAAAATAACACTTACAAGTTGTTCATCTTTATATAAGCCATACGGTGCATTTGATTGATAGTTATTAAATCTGTACCATAAGCTATGACTTTGTTGTAAAAACTTTGTGTTAACACCATTAGGAGAATTAAATATTGCCCTTTGTATATCTGTTTCTTTTAAAAAACGAATCACTGTAAGTCTGTTTTACTTTGCCTTATTAAATTTGTACTAAATTTACCATCTATTTTATATTCTATACAACTATCAGTTTTTAAAATGTGTTCAAAGCCTGATCTTTCTAAAATGTTTTTTGTACTAGCAATGTATATATCTTTATCTGTTGAGTAGTATAATGGTCTTTGTTCATTTCTAAAAAACAAAATAGTAGGTTTATTAATTAAATCTAATATTATTGTAGCCATTGAGCCATTAAGTTGTAATGGGTGTTTTTTGTTTTCATAGCTTCTTAATATTATTTCACTATCATTTTTTGTATCAAAATTGTAGCCATATTTACCTTTCCATGAATCAGGGTGTTCTTGTGATATAACTCCGTTATGTACGATAGCTATTTTATCTGATTTGATAGGCTGATTGTAGTTTAGGTCTGATGTTGAGTATCTTGCATGACCAATAATCATATTTGTATCTATGTTTTTAAATGCTAAAAAATTAGCTGACTCATCTATAATTCTGTATGCTAGTTTACCATTGTTATTCCAAGCAATACCAGATGCGTGTTTTCCTCTTATCATAGATTGCAACATAACCTTTTGAAACAAATCTATATCTACTTTTGTTTTAGAAAATGCACCTACAACTGCACACATTATTTGTTTAAACCTTTACGATCTGTTAATCTTTTAGCAATTTCTAGTTCTTCTTCTGCTGATTTACAATTAATCATATTTTTTCTGTAATAACATACAATACTTATTCTTTCATACTTTCCTTTTGCTTTTATTTCTGTATTGCCGTGAAATTCATGTACATCAAAAAAACATACATCACCGCTTCTAACATCAAAACCTATTTTATATTTTGGCATAATTGTATAGCCACCATCATAGTTTCCAGCTTGTAATACTCCTAAGTTACCAAAGCCCTCTTTAAGATCGCCTTTATCAGTATGTATTGCAGTCCTAAAATTTTTGTTAATTGTTATTGTTGTAAATACTGTACCTTTTATATAAAAATCAGGACTTGTTTTGTTAATCATATCTTCTTGTGCTTTATATCTTTCAGGACATACATCTTTAAAAATGTCATTAACATATTTTATATATGGATAGCCTTTTTTAAATTTATCAAACTTGTTCATATTAAACATAGTTTGTCTGCAATATGGAAACCTAACTTGTCTATCAAAGTATCCAGCAATACCACTATCTACTTGTTGAAATGCACTATGAAACCTAGATATAGTTCCATCTTTTTTTATTTTAAATCCTCTAGTCTTTCCTGTTGTTTTTTCAGGCACAAGTTCGCCTTTGTCATCATACTTTAAATTCATTGTGTTAGTGTTTTTTCTATCAGGTGGTACTCCACCAGCACTACCTCTGTTGCCACCTTTAGCAGTAGCAGTTCTTAAATTTTTGTATGCTTGTTCGCATATACTTGCTGGGATTACATTTTTTCTAAAAAAAAATAAAGGACTACCATCTTCTTTATAGCCATCACAGTCATAGTCTATGATTTGATCGTAGTGATGATCTTGTATAAAATAGCCCTCAAGTTTTTTTATTTCTTGATCTGTATATTTAGCTTTTGCTGTTATTGTACGCATTTTTAATTACTGTATATACTGTGTCAGATAAATTGTCAGTACCTAATTGTGTTTGCAGTTCTTGACACCATAGTTTAAAGTCCTTTTCAGTTTCAGTATTTAAAAATAGTTGTACCATTTTAACATGTGTAACTTCCATACCATCAGGAAAGTCAACATTAAAATTTTCTTTTAAATCTTTAGCATTTTGTACAAATCCTAATTCTTTGTCGTTTGCTAGGTTTTCTAATTCTGTTAGATTAAATCCTGTAAGTTGTAGATCAAAACTTTCATCTTTTAAAATGTTTAGTTCTGAAGCTAAAAGTTTATTAGACCACTTTGATTCTTCTCCACTACGATTATCCATAATACGATAAGCCATAGCTTGACCTTTTGGAAAATCTTTCTTAACAATGTATGCTTTTGATTTGCCTAATTGTTTTAATGCTTTCCAACGAGTATGTCCTACTACAATTACATTATCGTTATCAACTACAATAGGCTGATTATTGCCAAACTCTCTAATAGAGTTCATGACTTTTTGTACTGATTCCATTGGTATTTCTCTTGGATTATTTTTGTATGGTTTAATTAAATCAATATCCATTTCTTCAATTTTCATATAAGTATCCTTTTCATTTCTTTAATAACACCGATAGGAAATACATTTCTATCGCTGAACTGTTCTTCGTTTTCATCATAACTTGCAAATGTTTTCAAGTGTTTTTTATCTTTACTATATACATAGCCTGTTGTATTCATTTCTGCTGGTTTCATATTATTAAATTCTTGTGAAGTACAATGTCCGCTATCTCCTAAAATATCAAGCCACTTTATAGAGTAAAAGTAATATTTTTTTTTATTAATTGTAATATGTCTATATTTAGACTTTTTTTTTTGTTTCATTGTTTTGTTTCAACCTCTGACTCAACTACTGCTTGATAGATTTCTAATTGTGCTTTTAGCCTACGATTTTCTATGGCTAGTGCTATTATTCTTCTACGAGCATACTTAAATATCCTTAAAATTGCTTTCATTCAACTTTGTGTATAATATGATTTTTATCATACTTGTCTATTTTATACTCAATTCCATCTTTTTTGAAGTAGTCAAAGTTTGATTCTGTATGTCTAAATACATAGCCTAGCTTTTCCATTTTTTGTATAATTGTAGCTGATTCTTCTCGCTTTTCGTCATTTTCCCATCTTCTTTGATATAGCCATGTGCTGAAATGTGGCACAAATTTGTCCTCAATATCAGTTTGTTGAGCATTATAAATTTTAGCTATTTCATCTACATCTAGTCCAATATTGCCATCAACTTTGTTAAATTCTTGGTGTGCTTTAAACTTTGAGCCTCTTTTAATTTTTAACAAACTCCATAGTTGTTCAAAGGTGTCAGAGTATATATATTTATTATTAGGATTAGGATTAGGATTAGGTATAGGAGTTAAACTTTTGCCATTGGCAGAATGTCTAATCATTGCTCCTTTCTTTCCAGCCATTGACCTTTTCTTGTATTTATCTGTCAAATATTGATGTTCCTCTACAAGTCTTTTATGCACCCAATTATCTTTACCAACTTCTCCTATTTGAAAAAACTCTTCTAATACCTCATCAACCTTTTTTTGACATTGATCATCTATACATTGACAAATCCTATATGCAGAGTTTGTTGTAAATGGCTTTGTGTTTTTAGTCCAAGCAAAGCACAACAATCTAATGTAAATGCCTACTGCCTCGTTTGTTAAATGTACTGTTTCAGCACTAAATGTATCTGTAAATAATTGCAGTGCATGAAATTTATTGATTTCCCTTTCCATAAAATAAATATCTCCTTTCTAGTTGATTTATCTCTATGTTTGTTTTTATTAATAGTTGCTTTTCAGTTCCGAACTTTTCTTCAAACAACTTTTTATTAAGGTGTATTGACTCATTACTCATATTATGATGTTTTGGACATAAAGGAATTGTATCTTGATGATCTGGTCTTAAAGATAGTCCTGTATGTTTTCTAATATGATGTATAACTACATTTGTAGAGCCACAAGCAACACAACCTAATTCTTGCAATCTATTAAATCTTATTTTATCTTTTTTCTTCATAAAGAATTATTAGTTTTTTACCATCAAAGTAATACCCACTAATCTTTCTTTTGCTTTTTTTTTTCACTTTTCTTTTCTTTTTTGACATAATCTTTATAAACAGGATTGTTAGTTATAATCCTACCTCTAAAAGTATCAAGCCATTTGCAATGTTCGTCCCATTCTTTTTTATTCATCAATTACTCTTTTTATTTCATCACAATGTGCTTTTATTTTACCAAGTTCTTCTGTTATCTTAACTTGATAAATAGTATTTTTAGCAACATCATCAACTTCTATCAATTGATTTAATCGTATCATTCTTAACAATCTTTTAAATGCTCTTCTAACATGAGTATCCGACATATCAGAAACCATAAGCCATTGATTTTTTGATCGTGAAAAATAATATTCTTCTGGAGTACTTACAACATCGTCTTTATTAAAATTTTCATTACTCATGTTTTCTCCTTATATAAATCTCTGTGAAATCTTAATGCATCTTTTTTAGCATCCTTAACCATATCATTTAAAACATGCGCACAAGTATCATTTACATTTAAAGCATTGTGCATTCCATCTCTCATTTGCATAAAAAATACAAATCTTCTTAATGTTTCATCTTTAGGGTCTAATGGATATTTTTGCCATTTGTTAGCAAATTTAATTAAATCTTTTTTTACTAACTCTTGTATTTTATTAAATACTTTTTCTTGTCTTTTATTTTTCATACCAATCTCCCTTGATTAACATTTTCAGGTTTAAAAGGTTTCCAATCAAAATCAACAAGTCTATATTTCTTATTATTAAATTTTGATTTAAAACTTTCATCTGTGTATTGTTTTGCTTTTTTTAAGTCGGCATAAGGAATAAACATATATTCTTTACCATGTGTTATACCTAATGACTCTTTCTTTCTTAAACATTTTTTATAAATGTAGTCTCTTACACTTACTTTACCTAACCATATTTTATCTACTTGAACTTTGATCATCTTTGACCTCCATTTCTTCA